CAACGTGAGGTGCAAATTCAACCACATAGATATTATCCAAGAATGTTGTTCCAATACCAACTTTACCACCAGCATTGGTTGAAAGAACAGATGTTACACCTGATCCAACTTTAGTACCAGTAACTAAGAATGGATATCCTTGCTTAATACTATTAGCACTTGTTAAATTGAGAATATCACCATCATTATTTTTTCTTACTGCAGTAAAGAAAAATCTTAGTGCAGATGGATTATTAGAACTTCTTGTTGTTTGTTGTATACCAGTTATTATTCCAGTGAAACCTAAAACATTACTATGTGTAAGACCATCTATTTTTTCAGTTTGGAAGGTGGGTTCTTCAATGAGAACTTGAGGAGGATTAGATTGATTGTAACCAAATCCGACAGCAGTCAATGATGTATCATTAACTGAACCATTTTGTATCGTAGTTGTTGCAAACGCTGTAGAACCAATACCAGTGGTTGTACCTGACCCAATTGGTGGACGAATAGAAATGCTTGGTGCTGATAAGTATCCAGAACCTCCATCCGTTATATCAATTGAAATCGTACTAGCAGAAGAAACAATCGCTGTTGCAGCTGCTCCAACTCCAATAAAACCTGAAGAAATTAGAGCATCAATTGTTGTATCATTAGTGGAATATCTATCTTTTTCATAGAAGAAAGAAGAAACATTATCAACAAATATGGGATCAGATAAAGATGTTCCTGAAGTATTACTTAAATCACCTATTATTTTTGCTGTAGGATAAATTTGTGGTTCAAGAACAGATCTAGTTTTTGGAACTATTACATCATTTAATATAATATCTACTTTTTGTTTCTCCCATCTAATTGGTTTTGTTGTATTTTCGGTTATTCCGATACCAGTATAGATGTTTGTTTCTATCAGATCAGCACCTAATACATCTTTTAATATTCTATTATCAGTTTGTGATCTTAATGAATTAGTTTCTGTTATTGTAGAAGCTCCAGTAATTTGATCATTTCTTAATAATCTAAATTCATCACCTACTTCAACAACTTGTTGAATATCCTTAACTTCAACATCTACACCCTCAGTTCCTTTGTAGAAGAAAATATCAACTTTATCTTCTTCATCAGGTGCGGTATCAAATGTTAATGTAGAACCCCCCTCAAATTGATAGTTAACTTTTGGTGTCTGCAATACTCCATTAATAAAAATAATTAACACCGCATCTAAATCTATTTGTTGAGAATCAGCATCTGCAACATCTTTCTCAAAACTTAAAATTTGACCGTTAAAATATAACGGGAATCTAACTCTTAATCCATCTTGGAAGTTTTGTATACTATCAATATAATCTATTTCTCCAAATTGCCATGCTGAGAATCTGTCACGGAATATTTCAATAACCTCAAGTTCAAATTCTTGAATCGGTTGAGACAAATGAGCAGCAGTGACTAATCCAACTGGTTTAAATTTATCACCTACCTTAAATGAATGTCCAGGTCTTGCTATACTAAACTTATTAATTTCAAATAGTGTAGTGCCTATCCCAACATTTGTTGATGATGTTCCAACCTCTACATTAAGCAATAAATTTTCTCCAGTATCAGTGGTTGGACCAATACCTAATCTTGATACTCCCACTACTGGTAAGTTTTCATAAGTCGGTTCTGGTATAATCAGTTCTGGATTTACGTAACCAGTTCCACCACTTACAATGTTAAACGCCAGTGTTCCTCCAACTCCAACAGTTGCAGTAATGTTTGCTCCTGTGCCTCCACCACCACCAGATCCAACATTAATTTTAATTGTATTAGTAGTGACAGCGTTAATAGAAATGATTTGACCAGCAATGGGATCACCATTAGGATTACTTGTTATAGAAAGTGATCTTGGATAAGGGTGATTGCTGAAAAATCCATCTTTTGAGCATTTGAATATTAATCCACCAGTGTCAATACCAACTGTATCACTTGTAGTAAGATCATGATTTGGAATGGTTAAAACAAGATCACCACTGTGTGACTCATATACTGCGTTTGTTGCTGTATATTCAGTTCCATTAAAATTACCTTTTTTTATTGAACCTATTCCCGCACTTACGAATTGATGTTTATAAGCGATATCTGTAACACCTATAGAAACTGTTCCACCTCTATATCCTGATCCAAATGTATTATCATCAAAGAATTTAAATACATTTCCACCACTAACATAAGTATGTGCTTGAGCATGTGGATCAGCTTGAATTTCTAACATCCTTTCTGATACAATTCCAACGAGGAATAGAGGTCTATCATGATCTTGAAATACTCTTGTACTTCCACCAACACTAAATTGTAAATCTCTTAATTGAACAGTTGTGGGTCTATCAAGAGAAAATCCGTGAACTTTATCTGTTGTTACTGTTACTAATCCTGTTATATTATCAAATGAAGCATCTACAATTCCATAATTAACTCCAGAGGTAGTTGCTATTCCTACAACACTAGTGATTGTACCTGATGCATTCTTAAATAATGATGCTTTCGCACCTACCAGTGGAGCATATCCAAGACCAGGTGTTGAACCTAAAGAAACTATTAAACCACCTCTTGGTATCTGATTCTGATTGATATCAAATTCAGATACTATTGGTAATCCATTTTCAGAATTAATACCAGTAAATTGAACAGTTGATACACCTGCTACAGTATCTGCAATAAACTCATAATTATGACCAGGATTATTAGATGTTTTTGGAGTTTGAAATACACCATTTATGAATAATATTCCATTTCCTTGCTGTATTCCAGATGATGTGTTAGCACCACCAACTCTTAGTGAATATGTTTTTCCAATACCTGTAAAATTATCTGATATATCATCAAATAACATATTTGTATCATAATTTTGTCTTAAGAATGTTCTACCATTAAAGGTTGCTCTAACAAATGGCAAATTGCTTTCAGACCTTCTCTGTCTTGTATTTCCTTTTGGTGGATCAATAAAATGTACTGTGCTATCAACTATATTAAAAGAACCTCTATGAACTCTTACCTCATCTGTATTAGAGTGAGATGATGCAGGAACACCTAATACTCCTCTCTGTACCTTTACCACTGGTATGTTAGAGATTCCTAATGCTATATTAGTAGCATCATTTATAACACCTGTTTTTTCACTTGCAAATCCAACTTGCTCAATTTTCATAAACTCATCGTTTATTTTTAATACATCAGTTGGTTGGATTGATCCGATTCCACTAACCTTAAATTGAGTTTCTGTTGAGTTTATATTTCCATCTAAAGCATAAGATATTGAAGTGAATGTTATAGGTTGTTGAACAATACCATCTAATCCAATTATTGTTTTAGATAGTTTTTTATTCATGGTTAATTTGTGTGCGTTACCATCACCTAATCCAGTAAATGATAAAGCAACTCCAGATGATACATCTCCTAATGTAGGGAATAAACTGAATTTATCATCACTGATTCGTTTTGCAAATACAGTGGTTGGTATTATTGTTGTAGATAATCCTGCCTGATTAATAGTTGACCCGACTGATAATGCTGATGAAGCACTACCAACAAATGTTGATGAGAATGAATATGTCAATTCTTCATTTGTGTTAAAGAAGTGATTTGGTATTGTAAAAATACCTGTTGTAGCACTTAATATTCCAGTATTAGTTGGATCAAATGTCTTTGTATAAACTGGTATGCCTTCGTGTTTAAGATCAAATTTTGTTTTGTTTGCTCTTCTTCCTGCTAATCCATCGTATACTTTCAAGAATGTTGATTGTTTTGCTGATCCATATGTCAAACTAGGAGGATTATTATCAAAATCATTTTCTGTATAGAATATTTGATTATATGATTGAACTTCAACAAGACCAGCAAATTCAGCGTCAGGGAAGAATCTTAAATTAATATCAGATCCACTTATTTCTGAACCAAAAGTTCCAATACCTGTGGTAGAACCAATAGAAACAAAAGGATATTGAACTGTTAACACATCATCTGAATCACGAATTGAAATTATTTGATGTATCGCACTTGTGTTCCCTGATGAAACTCTTATTAATGATTTAACCGAACTTTCAATATTTTTGTTAATGGTAAGGTAATTAATTGGACTTGCAGTTCCAGTTCTGTAGGTTGATTCTAATCTAATACTTCTTTCAGTTCCTGATGGTTGACCAGATACCAAGAAACGAAAATCTCCTACTCCAGTAGTAGTTGTTCCAAAACCAATGATATTTGATCTTGACTCTAATATGTTTATCCTATCATTTTCAATCTGCAACTTTATTTTATCATTCTCAAATTTTGCAGTAACAACACCGACTATACTTCCCGAATTGACATTGTTTTTATCAATATAAATCTCAGATAAATTGACTGTATCACCACTATAATCGACTACTACTTCATTATAATTGACATCTTTTGTAATTGTATCTTCAACAAAAATAGATGCATGTAAACCATTAAAATTAGTTTTAGGAAATTCTGCAATAGTTGTAGTTGTAAATCCTACATGAGTGCTTCCTATTCCAGAATTTACACCAGTTAAATTAACATTACCTATTATATTAGTGCCTATTCCACTTAAATTTGAGTTAAATCCAATCTCTAATATTTTTAAGTCATGATCTCTATTAAATTTTTCTGTAGGTTCAAATATAAGATTTTTAACATTAGTTGATGTTATTTCAGTTTTTATATCACCCAACTTTTCATTTGTAAAATCAGTTGATTTTTCTAATAATATAACATCATCTTCGTCCGTTAACGTTACAACTTCAGTAAATTGTACATCAGATGTATCTGGATCTATTATTTGTATCAAAAAGTTATTAAAATCATTTACTAACTCTTTAATAATAGTATCATTTGCAGAAAATCCAACACTTGAAAATTCTTCACTTATATCATCATGTATTAAAACTCTATTAGATATGCATTTAGTAAAATCTGTCAGATTTTTATTCTTAAACTGTAAATTTTTAGATTTATTTTCTAATACACCAAAATCACTTACAAAATCAAAATTGTTAATTGCATCGACTCTCATTTCTTCATCAACAATATCTAAAGTTATTGATGTTACAGATTCTATTGTGTTGACACCAACTGCTACATTTCTTTCAACCGATGTGTCTGCAAAATTCTTAAGACCAGCAGGATGAACAAGACGATTTACAGGATTAACAAGTTTATCCCACTCAATAGTGCTCTTTATGGTGTAAGATAAATTTTGATAATAATCATTATCTGGTGTTACCTGATAATCTTTATTTAATTTACCAATATCATCCAACCAACCAATCTCTTTTCTATTTGCATAATCTACATCAAATTTTGCTTTATTTTCTTTTATTGATATTATTTCAGCTGATATGCCACTAATCTCACCTCTTATTCTATCTCCCAACTTGATACGTGTTAATCCATCAATTTTAATATAATCATCTCTTAACTCTACTAATCTTAAATCTGATTTTACACCATTAACTGATAATCTCTCATTTTGTTCAAATACACCTCGTGATTGTATTGGTCTTAATTGAGGGTAATTTTTCTTGTTAACAATAGTTGCATAACCTGATTGGAATGTTTTACCAATACCTGGGTTAGTTGTTACTCCTGCTAAACTAAAAACAACTTTAGATTGTTGATTAGTGCTTCCTGCAAAATACTCCTGAACCTCAAAAAATTGATAATTATAATTTTCAGAATTAAATCCGTCACCTGTAATTACAGCATTTCCTACTGAACCTGTGTTAGTTCCAATACCTCCCTCACCTACTCTTGAAATACCTTCTACAAAAATTTCATCACCTACAGCAAATGGTTCAATTCCAAATCCATTTATAGGGGTTACTAGATATGCAGTGACAACACCAGCATTAGGGAATACTGATTGTTCAATTGAATTTATACCAACTCCATTAGAATTATTAATCGCTATAATTTTGTGTTGTACAGAGTCTAACCCTGTTATAGGTGATGGTATATCTACGTCTGATATAGTTTGATTTGGAATAATTGGTAAAAGCGATATATCATCTACTATAATATTTTTTACAGGATTGAACACTAATAAATTTGGTGCAGATGAATAATTCGATCCTCCATCATCTATTAATATCTGATCTATAACATCTAAATTATCAACATTAACTATTGTAGGTACAAATGCCTCTGGATTTAATGTTTTATCTGATGAATATTCATAACCAATATCATTAATTCTAGTTTTATGGATTCTCCCAACTGTAGATGATATTGCTTTTACATTAGCGTTTATGCCTTGTGTGCTTAATAATATACCATCTTCATTTTTACGTACTACAGAATTAAATTTTGGAAGTTTTTTATAATTGCTACCTTTTGATAAAATCTTAAAGTTTTTAATGCTACCCACAACATCTTTTGATTTTGTAGAGTATTCAATAGTTTCACAATCTGTATCAAAATATTCTAGAAATTCAGGTCTTTTTGGTGAAAAATTAAAGGTGCTAGATGTTACTCCTGAAATTTTATATTCTCCGTTATATACACTATCAACAAATAAAATTTCATTATTATTAATTACATCTGTATCAGATGTGCTTATAAATCCACCCTTTGATAATCCATAATACAATTTATTTGGTATTGATTTAGATAAATCAATAGTTAAAGTAGAATTAGTTCCGATTCCAGCAGTTCCGAATCCTGTAATATTGAATGAATCCGAATCTTGAGATGTAATATATTCATTAGTTAATTCTTTATCAACAAATACTTTAAAGTCAAACCCTAAAAGTGATGTGCTTGATATACCAAAAGTTAACTTAGAATTTTTTACAATTTTTAATTGAGGGTTGATTAATCCAATTCGTTGATCTGATCCACCTGTATTAGCAGTAAATGAAACGACATTAACTGGATCAGAAGTTACATCTATGAATGTCTCGCCTAATTGTAAATATCTATCACTTACTCGGTAAACATAATAAACGCCCTCTGATAATCCTGTTGCAGATCCACTATAATAAACTTTATCACCAGTTTTAAATCCATGATCTAATAAATCAAGACGATTTGTTTCCACATTAACTGGTTCAAATTGTATAGGATTTACAATTAATTTTTCAATCGCAGGTATATAATCAACAAAAACTGGATCTTTACTACCTAAACCCACTGATAAATTTGGAACTACATTAATTTTAACAATATCGTTATTTTTTAAGTTATGGGTAGTTGTATTTGCAGCACCAATTTTAGTCGTTACAGTTGATAAAACTTTATCTACATCACAAGTAACTTGAGTGAAATTAGATTTAAATGAGTAAAGATGAGATCCAATACCTGATGTACCATTTTGTAAGAAATATAAACTATCATTTGTACTAACACCAACTCTTGTGGAGCATATACCAATATAATTTTCATCTTTTTTTATAACAAATACATCAACTGATGAATCAGTGGATGATGGTAATTGGAATGAACCATCTGTACTATTAGTAAAAGATACGTCTATTTCTGTATTAGTTAAAGTTGTACCATCTAAATCTGTGGTTGGTTTTGTTAAAGTTATTTTTTGACCTGTTTCAAATGGATGGTTTGGAAGATATATTGATCTTTCAGGAATATCTACATCCTCAACAATCTCTCCGATATGATATTTTACTAATGTAGAAGTACCTGATGTTCCTACTCCTACAGATTGAGGTGCGTTGAAGAATACAACATTATTTACTTTTGAGTCAAATTTTTTAGTTTTAACTGAAATTGTAAAATTATCATTCAATGCATCTACATTAGATCCAAATGTATGAGCAACACCAACTTGTCTCAATAATCTTAATACCTTATTTTGATTAAAAACATTCAATACCTTCAACTCTTCTGTATCTGCACCTGTGCCTATTCTAACTGTACCTCCTATAGAAATATTAGAAGGCACTCTATTAACAAAAATATCTGTTACAATACCAGCAGAATTGCTCTGAGCAATCATTGATTTTGCTAAACCAACACTATCTGTAGATACACCAACTTTAAATGTGTCAGTTAAGTTTAATATGGTAGTGCTTAATCCAACTATTGATACTGATTCATCCTGTTCAATCTCTAAAAATGGAGAATTAGTGATTTGCACTTGATTAGGATTATTCCAAGTTACAATAGCATTATTAAATCTTTCAAGAGATGTTTTTATATTAGAAATACCAATACCTACAATTTCAGATACCTCTGCAGAAAATCCAGAACCATTTGTACCTTCCTCATCAAATGATGTTAAATCACCAATCTTATATCCTGATCCACCATTAAATATTTGAAGACTGTCAATTGATCCTTGTGTAATAGATTCGATAGTTGATATTTGCCTAATATCTTCATAAGATTCAATTATAAAATCATTATCAGCAAATTCTTCTCCAACATTATAAGGATATGTGTTTCTAATTAAATTAGAATTATTAAAATCAAATTCTTGATTTAATTTATCATTATCTGAGACATAAGGAGACCTGTAAGTTCGACCAACAAAAAATGGATATGATCCTTGAAGTTTACCAGTCGCATTATTTTTTTCCACGGTTGCATAATAAGCATATATGCCGTTTGGAAATTCAGGAGTTTTTGCAAATCTTCCATTATGAGTATCAAGATCTCCACTACCATCAAAAGTAAAATCTTCAATAAAGAAACCATCACTAAATCCTGTTGGTCTATTTTTAACTTTAGAAATATCTAATTTATAAGAAGATCTAATCGTAGTGAATCCAGAAACAGAATCATCCGCTTTTGAGTGTCCGAATGGTCCATAAATTGGATTTCCATCATATGCCCAACCTATAATTGGAGAATGATCGTTTAATTCATCAAAATCTCCGTTAGATTTTTCAATGAATGTTAGAGCACCATCCCTTATATCAAGTTCTTTTGCAGTTTTTTGTGAGTAACCTAAAACACCAAAATTTAATGAATCTGTTCTTGAAACCAAATGCAAATCACCAAATCTTCTTTGATCATTAAGTGTTAAATTTCTTACTCTTGATGTAAATTTACAATTTCTTCCTCTAGATACCACATTTGCTTTCGTATTATCATCATAACCTATACCAGAATTAATTACTACTACATCAATAATAGAACCATTAAGCAATACTGGTCTTACAATCGCTCCTGCTCCCTTTGTAGAGGTAAATTGAATATCTGGTATTGAATTATATTCTCTTCCTTGATTTGTTACTATTGCATCAATTATTTTACCATTATCAATTATTGGTTTTATTGCAGCATCTTTACCATTTTGCACAGTAATAGATGGATTTTCTTGATGATTTAATATTTTTGACCCATAATCAGTTCCTCCATCATACAAATAGACATCAGTTATTTCACCTGTTACTAAAGGAGTCAAATTTATTGTTCCTGTAACTGATGATCCAAAAGAAACTTCAACATTTACCTTTATTTCTGGGTATGTAAATGTTTGATAACCTGTGCCAGTTGATCCTAAACCTACAAATCTACCTCTAGTAAAATTAGATTTATCAGTTCCTCCTATACCAGCATCTGCCAATCTAAATGACTGATCGTTTATCTTCATAATATAATATGAGGATGTTGTTGATAAACCATCAATTGCTCTAGGAACTGTTGAACCAAGACCAACAGTTGGTGAATATCTGACAATATCTCCATGATTAAATCCATGATTATCAAAATTTATCGTATCATATGAAGTTGATATACCTGCAGGATTAACTCTTAATTTTCGATGTTGATAACCAGAACCCTCATTTACAACTCTAATGTCTAATAACGTATTTTTAGTTTCAGTTCTAAATTTGTGAACACCACTTACTCTCGTATCAGTAGAGATACCAATTGTATTAATACCTGCAATACCAAATAGAGAATCTGATTTTTGATTAAATATTCTGACAGTTGTAGGATTGACAACTCTAACAAAATATGGATCACCATCTGATAATGTTCCAGTTGAAACATCCCCAACAACAAATGCATCACCTATACCAAGTGATGGATTACCTAGATTTCTATAAAATACTTTTTGACCATTCTCTAAATTATGCTCAGTGGTGAACGTTATCGTTTCGTCATCTACATCTAAACCACCACCAAATTTAATATTTCTACTATCAAATGACAATTCCCTAAATCTAGACCCAAGTATTGGTTCAAGAGCACAACCGTTACCATTTCCACCAATTAATGATATACTTGTTATGGAATCAATATCAAAATCTTGAGGATCAACAAATATTTTTTTAACAGATCCAGATATAGATGGTTCGATTAAGGCACCATTACCTATGCCAGAATCTACGATTAATTTTGGTGGATTAACTACATCATAATCTTCACCTTTATTATCTACTTGTATACTTTCTAATGGTCCATAATAAATTTTATCTTCAGATACAGGTGATTGTATTTGTACACCATCAATTAATATACCAATATCATTAACTGGTTGTTCATTCTTTGTTGATACAAAAAGATTTTGAGATAAAGGTATTTTTTTAAGTATATGATTTGCATCTAATTTTTTATTAGCATGTCTCTGAAGGACAAATCGATGTTCACCTGTAGAAGTTGTACCAAAACCAACTTGAATATTACTTGCAGATCCAATTTGACCTCTAGAATTGTAAAGTGCTATTCTGGTTATATTAGTTACTCCCACTTCGGGTTGTGGATCAACATAATATAATCTTCCTGATTCCAATCCTACAATTGATTCTTCAGTTGGTTGATATATTACTGCATCTCCTTGTGTAAATTTTATTGATTCAGTTGATCCTAATGGGAACTTAAGATAATTAAAACGTCCAGCGATTAATGTTGATGGGGTATCAAAAGCTGGGTTATTAGCACCGTTGATTATATTTTCAGCACCTGTAAATACATGATTTATTATATTTAATTCTATATTGTAACTGGGAAGTGAATTAGAAGCAACATATCCATCAACATCCTTATCAGTATAGACATTTAATACATCAGATAAAATTTTGTTGTTTCCTTTCTGGATTTCAACACCTGTGCTATTTGCCTTTTTTTGACGACGACGTATATCATATGAACCATCTGGAATCAAATTTGATAATGAACTTGGAGAAACTAACTTATCTTTAGGGACTGTGTTAGCAACAAAGAAATTAGAGTTTCCAAAATTATCTACTAAATTTTGCTCATTTCTTTTTAGGACTTCAAATTCATCATCTATATTGATAGATGATTTATCAAATGATGTCTTTAATTTAAAGCTACCAGATTCAAGATCTGCTTGAAATCTAGAATTAGTATTATACCTCCATGAATTAGCAAAAATCTGTTTATAAGAAGCCTCTGTTAGTTCAGGATTGAATATTTTTTCACCCACATTTTTTACGAATACTTCATCTCCTTCATTCACAAGATTAATATCTGATATTGGTATTAAATCAGATAATACACCAGTTATACGTAAATCTACTCTTTTAGATAGATCACCATTCTCATATCCAAAAATAGTTTCATTTAATCTTATGCCATCAGTTTTATTGATAGGATTAACTATACCAGAACATCCAAAAAATTGATTTATAGATTTAGATGTATAATTTACTTTATTATCACCAGATATAAATGTACCAGTGGCACCAAAACCTATTGTTGAATCTACTGTAACTATATCGGATCCACTTATTACGTTATCAACAGATTTTGTATGTCCAGGAATTGTAAATACACCTTCTATGAGATCTCTATCACTAAATCCTACGAATAATGATATTTTATAATATGTTTTACCTGATCTTGTAAAAATTTCTACTTCAGATACTGATCCATTTGTATTAGAATCATTTGACTTAAATATAGTTTGCCCTACAAGATTTTTAGGTTGTCCATTTACTGTTACGAGATCAGCTACTATTACCTCTCGACGTATAAATTCAGCACTAGATGGTTTAATTAAATTATTTTCTAAATCTAAAATTTTAGAATCTACGCCATATAATACCCTTAACAAAATTTTTATTGATTCTTCTATTCCCTTTGATTGATAGAATGATCTTGCAAATTTAACAAAATTACCTATGTCAAGATCTTTTGCAAATTCATTCTCTTCAAAACCAGGTAAAAATGTTTTCTTTAATTTTCTGAAAAATTCTTGTAAAAATAATACCGATAAATTTGTTACAGTTGCTCCTGATTTATGAGTCGATGCTGTTGTTTCCTCAAATTTTAATTTTTCTTTATTAACATCTAATAATGAAGAAGAAATACCAACATTATAACCTGTGATACCACTAAATCCACGAATACACTCTGTAAATGAAGTATCTGTTTTACCCTTATAAGAAATTATTTCATCATTTATTTTTAATAGACCATATTCATCAGGAAATCCCTTAGTAGTGGTTACATTAATAATTTTATCACTTGTTTCAATATCTGAGGTAATAGATGTAATACCAACAACTACCTCTGGAACTAAATTATCAACTTTAATGTATTGATCAAAATTACTTAATAAATCAACAGATCCACTTTGATACTCTAATGAATTATAATATTGTTTGAAGAGTTCAACAGCATTTGGAAAATCAACACGGATAAATTCTGGTAATTGATTTTCAACAATTTTGTTGATTTGTATTCTCTTGTCAATTTGTGACATAAATTATTTCCTCTCTAGAGTTCCGTTTGAGTAGCTTGATGTGAAGAAATCTCTTGTAAATCTAATACCTGAAATATCTTCTCCTGAAGCAATTACGTCTTTCACCATATTTATGGTAGTATTTGATACGTCAAAACTTAAAAATAAATCTTTTAATCCTACAACATCATTAGACTCTGGGAATGCCTGTACCTCGATTAAATTATTTTCAGAAACAGTTGAAGTAATATTAATTGTGTTTAATAAGACTTCACCTTTCATGTAATCAACACCTCCAGCATTTTTTGCAATTATAACTGTTTTACCTGAGCTGTTTCTACTTACAACACTCATTGTACCCTTCATACTTCCGTCTAAATTACCAGCAGTATTTTTATTAGGAACATCTGTTAGAAAACAAGTATCATTAAATCCATTAATTGTAAAACCAGTGCTTTTTATGTTAAATCCAGCAGGATTTATATAAAAACGATTTCCAAAACATAGTTCATACTGTGCGAATGAATTTAATGTAGCCTTTAAATCTCTCCTTATAGTAACTTTTGTAATATTTGATGTAATAGCGTCACTTGTGCGGTCAATTAATTGATTAATTTTACTATATTTGAATCTACCACCGAATCTATTAATCTCAACATTATTTGCATATTGCTCTAATGAATTTTTAATTGTAGTTTTTAATCCATCAATTGAATTGACTTGAGCTGGGTTATAATATACATTTGACTCAATTTCTACATATAATATTTTAAGGTCAACTATTTCATTATTAATACCTGCGATAGCATATTGTTTTAATTTGCTTTTTATCTGCGATTTATCAAAATCAGATACAAATGTCCCATTAAGAGGTTTAATACTAATTTGTACTTTTCCAAATTGAGGAGGATCAAGTTCTTCCCCCCCAATCACTGAAACAGACTCTGTTCTTGGAAAAATATCTTTAATTATAGCTTCATAATCTCTTGGCGTAACTGCCCTGTATTGAGCTGAGTAAAGTCGAGGAGCAAGATACTTTATAGATGATATATTCTCTGGTTCATCGCCATTCTGTGCCTTTCTGACGGTTGTAATTGTGACGTTTTCAAGGGGAACAAATATTTGTTCTGCGGTGTTTGTTGATGGTTTACTAAATGTTCCTTGAAAATTAAAATTTCTTGGACCATTTCCATCTTTTCCGTTTGATACAATATAAGATGCAGTTACAGTAGATCCATTTTGCAATTTTTTACCAAAAATACCGTCACCAAAAATTAATTCAATTTTATTATCTTGAACCTCTTGAGTCAAATAAATTTCTGAATTTTTATCAATTTTTAATATATTATCTACTTGCTTAAAAACATTTGTCGATGTTCCATCTTCAGATCTAACAGAAACCCTTAAAGTTGAAGTATCAATATTAGTTGCACCTATAATATATCTTTCATCTATGTTATCAGATACTACAAAGGTGCTTGTCAGATAAACTCCCTCTAATATTGTAATATCATCATCAAATTGAGCGAAAGAATTTAATACATCTACGGTGTTACCTTGTTCATCTGTGGTTTCACCTACTTTTTTATTCACAATTCTTGATGAGGTTACACTATCAGGTATTGAAAATGTAAAAGTAGTGTTTTCAGAGTTACCTACACAAACTAAACCTGGTCGAAGAGTAATAAACTTTGGAATGTTATCACTAGACGAGTCTCCAAGTAAAACATCTCCTAATTTAATCTCGGCTTGTGCAGCAGATTTTGATCTTGGTATATATCCAATGTTTCTTGCAAGTGATACTACGTTCTCACGTATCGTTGCAGAGTCTAAAAATGATTCATTCGCAACTAAGTTTGCATTAAATGCATTAATGTAGGTATTATAAGCTAAAGTATCAATTATAACTGAAAAGTTAGAACCCTCAAAGTCAAAATCAGTGAAATTTGAGTTTGCTCGAAGAAAATCTTTAATCTGTGCTTTGATTTGATCAAAGTCTAAGTTTGTAAACTGAGTAAAGGGCATATTATCTCGTAGGTTCTAGTATAAAAGCAAAAGATTGAGTCGGAACTTCAAGACCATTGATGTCAAAGAGCACTTTTACCTCTAAAGCATTAGAATCAGGAAATGAATCAACCTCTACACCAATTCTTCCAACTCTTGGTTCAAATAATCTAATTGTATTACGTATTTGATCCTCAATAACCATAACAGTTGATGATGTATAGTTGTCAAACAACATATCACGAATATCAGTTCCTAAATCGGGGTTAAAAAACCTCTCAGTTGGTATTGTTTCGACTAAATTTCTGACAGATCGAATGATCGCACGTTCATTTGTAATTGAAGGTAAGTCTTTTGTCACTGGATGTGGTGAAAAAGACAAACTTATATCCTTAAATGCTCTAGATGTGCGTTGAATCGCCATTATTAGTTCTTTTAGATTTATTTATACCCTATCTTGCATAATCATTCATCTCATAATCATCACTATCAAAGTAATTCAATATCCACCAAGCGACTGAACGAGGATTTTTGTTACCACAAGTGAAAATATCAATCGCAACACAATTTTTTTCTGGCCAAGTGTGTACTGCAAAGTGACTTTCAGCAAGTGTAATGTTAACAGTTACACCTTGAGGGTCAAATTCATGTACAAAACAATTAAGTAACTGCAATTTCTCTGCTTGAACTGCATTTACCATCTCATTTGCGATTTCTGTTGGATTTATTAACTTTTCTCTCTTTACATTATAGACTTGTACAAGCAAATGAGTGCCCATATGAGCATTTTTAATGTTTTTCATCCTAATTCTGGTTCAATGTAAATTTCGACAACTTTGTAATCTTCCTCTAAGACTTCTTTAAGGTAATCTTTGTTCCAATAGTCATAATAATTGGTTTTTGCAAGTTTTTTTCTTGCTTCTGTCAATTCTTTTCGTGGTTGACATAGAACTAAATTAAAAAATCCATTACTTGTTTGGATTCCTTGTATATATGTCTTCGTTTTTCCATGATCTGCGATGAATTTATAGTCAG